ACTCGGTGTCAAGTTTACACTCGCTCTGTCTCTGTCTTCATCCGATGCTCTTTTCCATGCTTCCTCATACTCTAGTTTTAATATGCCAGCTTTTTGAGGATTTTTCTTCAATGCTATTTGATACGCTAATCCCATAGTCATACATGGTATAAACCTATGTGGTACCTCTTGATCCTGAGCAGATGCACTTACATCATCAATTCTTTGTAGTCTGTAGCTTACAAATTGATATTTTGTTACATCATCAGGTGTTGGGTATAGATATAAAACAGGTGTTTCCTTTCTTTCTACAAAAAACTGTGAAGGTCTGCCTGTTGCATTTTTGTCAGGTAGTCCGAGATATTCTTGCCTGCTAATTCTTTCAATAGTAATGTCGTTAAATGTTGAACTTGACTTACTGTCATAAACTCTTACAATTGCTTCTAACACATCGATATCAAAAGAATTTAAGGTGTAGGAAGACGTGCCTGAAACTAAGTCTAATGTGACTTGTTCTACAGTCCAAAGATTTATTCCTCTGTTAGACCAATCGGAAAACATAATATTGAGCGATCTTCTAGCAGAGGAAGCATCGTAGCCTGTTCTGAGTTCTAACCCAGCTAACTCGTATGCTTCTTCTATAACTTCAGCAGTATCTAGACTAAAAGTCTTTGTGCCTGATGTTGCCATACATTAGAATTCCTTTACAACAGTTATAACTATTACATAAGTGTCACCACTACTGTGTCCTGTAGTGGTGAGTTTAATGTCTCCAGTCTTGCCTGAGCCAGAGGTGTTTTGTATTCCACCATACTCTGAAAAGTCTAGTTGATCACTAAAGTCAGCATTTAGATTCAAACATATTGTGTCAGTTGTTGCATCCCACAAAAGTTTGACACTCATTCCGAATGTGGTGTAGTCTATCTTTGATAGTTTACATCCTGTACAAGTTGCACCATCAGTGCTTCGCACAGCTAGACCACTTACATCTACTTTAGTTACAGCAGACTCCCCAGAGCCATCTGAAGTGTTAGTTAATTGTAGTATGGCGATTCTATCGTTATCTAATATTGTAGTTGATGTGACTGCATCTGCCATAAATTACTCCTAGCAACCGACGTTAAGCCAGATTACGCTGTTATCAGTATCGCCATTCACGACCATAACTTGACCAATGATTGTAGATTCTCCCTCTACATCAGCATCTATTGGTTCAGCAGCACCTGCTGTAGTGTCCGATCTTACTGCAGCCTCACCTAATACTAATGTACCAGATGTAAGAACAGAAGCAGGTCCACTTGTTTGTATCCAACCGAACTGATCTGCAGTCATGTCTATCACAGTAACACCAATCACAGGTCCAGTTTCAGTAGCAGGAGCAACAATAAGGTCGTTCCAAGGATTGCTAATTAAATCTGCTTTAGAACTTGTTGTTAGAGCAGTTGCGACTGCATCATTTAAAGTGACAACCATGTTCGCACTTGCGTCTGCAGCAGGGTTGCTAGCAATACTTAGCAACTGTCCTTGCCCAGCAACATCGTTTATATGTAAATATCCATTTGCATATTGATTAAGAGTTGCAGCTGTTGAACCAAGTGTAACAGTTACAGATGTGGCACCTGCACTTGCTGCTGCTTGAACAGCAATATCTCTATGGTTGGCAACTGCAGCAGTAGTTTGAACAGTTTTACCAGCAGTGATTGCTGTTCCACCTATACCTGCATAAACGAATGTTTTATCGCCATAAACAAGTTTTGTTCCTAACGGAAACAATTGAGTAGAACTTTCTGCAAATGGGTTTACAGTGTTTTCTGGTGAGGCATTTTTACCTACAATAAAATCTGACTCTCTATTAGAACCACTTGTTGCATCTATTTGAAGATGAGTTCCTATAAGTTTACCATATGTTGTTTCGGTTCCTGTAGTAGAATCTGTTGTAACAGAAACGAAACCATTTGTTGAAGTAGACCTTAATGGTCCAGTAAAAGTTGAGTTTGCCATATTTTCCTCCCGTGGAAAAATAATCTATTGTCTTGGCTTGTCTGCTAGGTCAGTCAATAGATTTGTTAAAGTACCTAGGACTTCATTGTATATTGTTTTTCGGGAAAAAGAAAGGGAGCCTGAGCTCCCTTATTTAGATATTGAAACGATTACGCTCCAGGGGATCCGAAGATACCACGCCAATCACTAAAGCCAAAAGAATATCTTTCTCTTGCCTTATAACGCATATTGCCTGTTTCGAAGTCTCCCTCCATACCTGTTTGTAGAGGTGCTCTTTCGAAATGTTTTAACCCATTAGGCGAGTCCGTCTTAATGAAGAACGCGTCAGTATCGGTTAAAAAGTGGTTTACAACATATCCCTCAGGAATAGCACTCATATTGTTGATAGCGTTGATATCGTTATCTGAAGTGTTTACTCTTCCTGGAGTGTTCAACAATCTATCCGCCACAAACTGCAAACTTGGTGGAACGATTAACTTTCTTGCTTGAACTGCAGTTTTTAGACCACGCTCATCTTTAAATGCAGCGATGTCTATAATTGAGTTCTCAAGAGAAGTTTCGTTTAAGTCAGCAGAAGTGCTCAACTCATTTCTCTGATCACCAGCTGTCAAAGTTGGGTGGTCAGTAGTCATGAGAGGTTTTCCGTCGCCTCCTGGAAAGGAAGTTGAGAAACCATTATTAAGCACATTTGCAGCTTTCACTTGCTTGGTTTGACTCATAGATCTAGCCAATGCTCGTGTATATCTTGCTGAAATGCTATCATACAAGTTATCCTCAATAGCTTCTTCTGTGATAGAGAAAGCCAACGCCACTGTTTCATGAGAATATCTCGCAGTGAAAGTTTCTTGTGCGTAGTCATATGTGACTGCAGCACCTTCACCTTTCACAGGAGCCTCACCGAAACCAGAAAGCATTACCTCTTCTTCAAACGCTCTATCAGAGTTTTCTGTATCGAAAATTTCTGTATGCTCATTCTCGTATCTATCGTACTCGAGACCAAAAAGTGCGTTTAGTCCTGGCTCGAGTTCTTTAACTAATTGTGCTCTGTTAATTGCCATTATAATTCACCTTTTAGTCGTTACCGAATGTAGAAGCAGGGAATATAAAATAACCTCTAGCAAACTCAGCATTAGCAGTGTTACTAGGAGTATCCTTGTACGCTACTAATTTTGCTATGCCACTAGCTGTTGTTGTAGTTACACCCTCTTTCGATCGGTTTGTGTTAGTATCACCTGCGGTAGTAGAGATAGTATGAACCTTTCCGACATCGGCTTGAGATGGAGTTCCTGTGAACTGTGCCTCATAAACAATATCAGGATCGGTGTATACATATGCTTTAATATTCGCAGACCCCAATGTGGTTGTGCCCGATACGAATCTTCTCGTAAAGATCACTTCACCACTAGTATTTTGGAATTCACATCCACCAAATACACCAAGAGGAGCATCCGTCGCACCTGCCTGAAGAACCAATCCACTTGTTAGTTTTACAACATCTCCAGAGAAAATATCTCCTGTTGCTCCACTTGCGATTGGAAATTCAGAGGGTCTGATTGTGCCTCCACTTAGATGATATGCTGGTGTAAATCCATCTGGATCATTGACATTCGCCATTTAATTCACCTTTAATATAAAAATATGTTACAAAGACTCATTATGAGCCTTTCCCAAATGTAACCTTGGTAGACCTATTAGGTGCACTAAGAGGCATCCCAGGATTACTTTCTTTCATAAGGTCTGAATCTACAGCATCCATCGCGTCCTTTGTCATATTTTGAAAATACTCAGTACGCTCTTCAACTATTTCCTCAGGAATCCTTGCCAGGATTAAGCCACCAACTCCGATGATACCAGCATGCAATCCATCTTGTATTGTAGGTACATCAAAATCAGGATACTCTTCAGCACGGACAGGTTCAAATCCTTCGCGTATTCGCTTAGACATATTTGTTCTGTCTTCTTGCCCAAGAACTGATTCTCTAATCCACCTGTGTTTATACCCAGAAGGAGCAGGAGGTGCCTCTAATGCAGAGGGTGGTGTCCATGGTTTTCTGCGAACTTCTTTAGTTCGATTAGATGCAGATCGGGAACTTCGATCTGGTGAAACAGTGTTGTTATCTTTTTCTGTCATAATTATTCCTTAACATATTTAGCATACTCTTCAAGAGGCACACCGAGTTTTTTTGCTATCGCTACTTGACTCTGTGTGAGTTTTACAGTTTTATTGCGTGCTTTTTTAGTTCTTGCTTGCCTTGTTGGACTAGCGACTCTCTGCACGGGAGAGTCGGGAACTTCTTCTTGATTGTCAGTATAACCCTTAATTGCAAATTTAGAAAGTCTTTTGTCTAATTCTGTATAATATTCATCTGTCGCACCATCATACCCTTCTTCCATTAATTCCCTATGTATACCAAATGCAGCGAATGTTGCTCCTTGATCTTCTCCAAACCAAGGATTTTTAGATGCCCATTCTTGTGCCTTAGGATCTGGTTTAGGTGGGTTGGGATCTGTAGCTTCAGTTTTTGTAGCTTCACTTTCTACAGTAGACTCTTTTTCCTTTTCCCTCTTAGCGTTTACTCTTTTTAAACTCTCTGCTTCAACTGCTAATCTAGACAATTTTTCATTAGCCTCGATCATTTTATCAGTATCACCTTTGTCGAATGCCTCTTTGTATTCTGCTTTTGCAGCAACAAGTTCGGTGTTGACACGAGAATCATATTCCGTAAACATAGCAGAGTTTGCAGAGTCTGCTTTTTGCTTTAGTTGTTTATTTTCCTCTTGTACTTTTTGTGCCCAAGATACAGCTTCTTGATTCTGTCTTTCTGCCTCTCTTAGTTTATAGGTTAGTTTATTGATTCGTTTTTGAACACCCTCACTATATTCTTCCTGTTCAGAAGATTCCTCTTGTTCACTTTCATTTTCTTCAACAACTTCTACCTTATCCTCGCTTTCTTCTTTCTTTTCTGAAGATTCTGATTCTAACTCGATCTCAATCTCTTCATTGTTTTCTGCAAGTTTTTCATCTTGTTGCATGAGTTTCTCCCATGTTATATATTAATAATCTACTGCTTCAGGATCAGGTATGACTGCAAGTATTTCGTCATCGTTAAGAATTCGAAGTTCTCCTCCTTCGATTCCAAACCTTGCACCAGCATATCTGCCAAACAGCACCCAATCGCCCTCTTTACACCATGCTCCCTCAGGAAACTTATTAGCATCCTTGTAAGCATCTGGTCCAAGTGCAATCACATAGCCAACGACTGAAGAAACTTTGTCTCTATCAATCGTATCTTTAACCAATTGAATACCACCATCTGTTACGGCAGCACGTCCTCTTGGTAAAATTAAAACTCTATACCCTGTTGGGTGTGGAAGTTGATCTTTTTGTGTTGTGTACTCTTCTACTGTTTTTTCTTTTGCAGCTTCTGGTTTTTGTGAACTGCCGAAGTTGTCGACATGTTTAGGTAATTTACTCATCTATGTTCCTTTCCATAGTATGTTGCAGGTCTATTATTTCTTGTTCTGCGGAGCGAAGACCTGTTATCTCTCCTATAACCCTCTGATACTGTTCGTGATTAGATACACCACCAGAGATTATTGTTTCTTCTAATGCAGAGATTCTTTCTCTGTATCTTCTTAAAAGGTGTTCTACAACCTTAACATAGTCCATTAAATTGTCTTTTTAAAATTTAATCCCTTTGTAGCAGCACCAGTGCCTCTAGTTTTGAACAATCCACCTTTACTTAGTTTGGGTTTAGGAATCACACCTTTCCCCATCAATATATCTTTTTTAGTTATCTTTTTATCTCCTGAGTAATCAGGAAATCCATTCACTTTTTTAACTTTACTCATAACTAGAAATATTTAGTTTTCTTTCTTCTGTTAGGTAGCACTGCCCCACAACCTCCATGGAACATACCACCTTTTGCCAATTTTGCCTTCTTTTTTCTAGAAAGTAAATCTTTGTCAGCTTTTCTTGCTCCACCTTTACCTGTTGCAAAACTTCGTACTCGCCCACAACCCCAACTATGAGAGGATTGTCCTGGTCTTGAACCTGAACTAAAGTATGCACCTTGTCCTCTTTTGTAAACTTTCATAAGTGTGCTTGTGCTCTTGCCACTGCTTTTTGCATATTTTTTAACGCATGCTGGTGTACCCATTATTTTCTCCTTTTCTTCCTTATAGCTTCTTTGCCTTTTTTAAATATACTCACAACTTGTGTTTTTCCCATAACTTTTGCTCTTTGTTCGCCCACTGTTAAAATTTGTATCTTTCTCGCAAATGGTTTATTAATTTTCTTAACTTTAGCAACTGTTGCTCTCGCATCTGCTGGAGTCGCAAACTTAATTTTGACTGTGTCTTTCGGGTTCTCATCAGTATATAATCTCCTGCCACTGCCTTTTGGTTTTTTACCTGTACCGACTTTAGGATCTCTCTTTTTCCTTCTACCCTTAGTCACTTGTTTTCTTACACTTGATCTTGATATTGGCATTATTTTCTCTTTCTTCGTTTAACCTTTTTTCTGTCTTTTGCACGAGATCTTTCAACAGCCTTGTAATCAGCATCTGTCATTTTACCTGACAAATACTTTTTTCTTGTTCTAAGTATTTCTCTTTCTCTTGCCTTAGGATTTTTTGCACCTTTTAGATATGCTTTTGGCACACCTTTTTTAGTTTTAGCAACCTTTTTAAATTTTCTCTTCATATAAATTATCAAATGTTATTTCAGGATCAAGATAACTTTCGTGTCCCTCAGCAGAATGTAAATACTGTGAAGGAGTAAAGTCTGGTGCTCCCTCACCTGTTTGCCAAAGAGCAGGACTTGTTGCTCTAACTCTGTTGTTGGGTAAAGCAACAATGTTTCCTTTCCAATCACAATCCTCTGTAATATACATAACATGTGACTGTTTATGCTGAGCAGGACAGTCTGCTATACCATTTCCTGTGTAGTCTACAGTGAACATGTACTTAGATTGATAAAAATCACCATCAATCTTAGCAATCCAAGGACTGCTACTCACTCTGTCCATTACAACCACAGAATGGTTTCTAGCTTCACAATCCCATGGTTGTGCTAAATGATCTTCCATGGGTAGAGGTGGTTCATCAAGAGCCACATCTGCTATTAGTGCCTGTATAGGCATTCTTGCCCACATTGCACCACCATGTATATTATCCATATCATCATCAAGTCCAGTAAACACTACTTGAAAACTTAACGATCTATCTGGTATAGTGTTTACAGCTATCGCCAGTGCATGTAAATATTCACCATGGTATCTTTGGTGATTACATGTAAATTCTCTTCGCACCCAACATTTAAAATGTGGTATGTTGCTTATTAGATATGACAAACTATGCCTTAACTATTTTATATCCTTTGTTTTTTGCAGCTGCACGAATCTGGGCAAGTGTCATCCCATTCTTCATGCCACCATTACGCATTTTAGGTTTCTTCATGCCACCATTACGCATTTTAGGTTTCTTCATGCCACCATTACGCATTTTAGGTTTCTTCATGCCACCATTACGCATTTTAGGTTTCTTCATTTTACCAGTCTTCTTGAACATTATCTTCTCCTCTTTTTTGCTGTTCGTTTTGCTTGTTTAAAGTTCGCCCTTGTGGGTGCACCTTTGCTTCCAGGTTTGCGCATTTTTTCGCCAGAACCAGCTTTGATTCTTTTCCTTTTAGCATTGATGTTCGCGTATAATCCTCTTTTAGCCATAAATTATTCTGATTTCTCTTCAGCCTCTTTTACTTCTTTTAATATCTTACTATAAGTTTCTTGTGATTTTAAGTTAGCACTCATTGCATCTTTTTCTCTTGCAGCTGCAATTTTTTGTTGTGCTATGTCTTCGTTCTTGTCAGCTTTTGCTAAAGTAACCTGTGCATCTAGTTGTGCTTTAGTCAGCTCTGTTTGTGCGTCTAACTGATCAGCTTGTGCTTTTCTTTGTATCTCAGCCTGTTGTAAATCTAATTGTCTAGATGCTAACTCTAGTTCTGGCTGTTGCTGTGCCATGGCTTGTGCTTGTAATATTGCCTGTTCTTGTCCTGTAATTTGTTGTGTTGCTTGTGCTGCAAGAACAGCTATTTGATTTTGTACCTCTATCGGTATAGGTTGTCCTTCTTGTGGTAGTTCTACTCCCTGTTCTGCCAACAGTTGTTGTACTTGTAATCTGTATTTTAATGCCTGATGTTCTTGTATGTGTGCTTGTAGTGCAGCAACTGCTGCTGGGTTTTGTTGTACCATTGGGTTTTGTAAGAACGCAGTATGTGCTGCAATATGAGCATCGTGATTTTGTTCTATAAATGCTTTTAATGGTGCACCTAACAATGCATCTTGATTTTCTTGTATAGGATCTTTAGGCATTACTTCTTGTTCTGGTGTTAGTATCTCGTCAATATTTTGTACACCAAGTGCAGCATACATTTTATGGTATGCTTCTCTAAGATTATGTAGATTAGGTGCACTTTGTGCTAATTGTAATTGTGTTTGAGCTAAGATAACTCTTTGACTCATACTAAAAATATTTGGATCACTGACAGGTAGTATGTCAACTCTACCATCAAAGTCTGTTGCATAAATAAGACGAGAGCCACCAACGACATCATACGGGTACTCAGGGGGAAGAGATTCCGCAAACACTCTTGCTAACAATTTAAACTCTATTTTCTGTGCGAAATGTAGTCTTTTATGGATAGCTGACATAATTTTACTGCCACGCTCTAGTAGAGCGATAGTTGTACCAACAGGAGCCTCTTGACCCATGTCACTTATCTTCATATCAGCAATGTTAGCAAATCGCTGACCACTCTCGACTAATATCCCTAACAACCCAGCTAATACACCACTCGGCTCTTTGTATGGCAGTGGTAATAGTGAGTCTCGTATTGTCCCACCTGGAACATCGACATCCCTCCACTCTCCTGGCTCAATAGGTGTATCATCATCTCTAATACGCATGCCTCTGGCTTTGAATCCAGCAGGTAAGTTAGAAAGTGTTCCTGCATCTATTAGTTGTCTTAGAATAGATGTGGCTGATTTACTCAGACCACCTATCATGTGAATTAAACCAAACCCATAGAATCCAAGTCCTGGGAGAAACTTATAGTGTACAAAGTATTCTATTTTTTGTTTTAATGGATCGTCAGGCAAATAGTTTCTACGAATAGAAAGAACAGTGTTGCTTTCTTTTATCATCGTTACTATATAAGGCAATGCTATGCCTGTTTCTTTGCCATCGACAGTGTCTTCAAATCCTTCTAAGTCAAGATCAACATGCATCTCTAATACAGTGTAAGTTTCTGACTCATTAGGTTTTTGCATTCCAGTGATGTCGTCTATTTTTTCTTTAACTCCACCATAATCATCGTCGTATGCTCCACCAATAGATCCTAGATCTACATCTCTATAAAATCCTGACTGTTGCATTTTCTTAATTTGATTAGTAGACATCTGCATTACATGTGTTGCTCTTGAGCAATTTAGTAAATCTGTGGTAGAGTAGGAAACAATGAAATCTTCTGCCATTATAAAGCTACTCACTGCTCTTGCTTTTGAAGGATCGTAGTACACTTTTTTAAATGCTGAACCAGAAAGTGGTAAGTAAAACAACATCTGATCCAACTCAGGATCATACTCTTCCATGTTGTATGTTATCTGGTAGTTCATAAACTCTTTGACTCTTTGTGATTGTTGTTCTTTTAGTTTATCAACAGCACCTAAGATTTGTGTACGGACTGGTCCATCTGCAGGCAATAGTTCTTTGTATGCTTGTGCTTGAAACTGTGCTACAGATTCTGACAGTAAAGGATGATGTACTCCTGTTGCTCCAGGAAAAGGCTCTGTTCTATCGTCAGTTTTAATACCTAGTAGATCTAATCCTTTGGTAAACGAATCTAACCATTCTCTTCTTGATTCTTCGTCCTCATCAAAATCTGAACATAGATCCATCGATAGACTTCTAAGATCATCTTCTTCTATGAGATTTGCTAAATTATTGTTAAAGTCTAAAGCAGAATCAGGAATTATTTCTATTGTTTGATCTTCATCCTGTTCTATTACAATATTGTCTGGTAATATGTCAGCAGCAACCTCTGGGATTTCGACTTCTGTTTCTTGGTTAGATTTTTCGATTGCCATTTTGTGATATCATATACTAAACATTTATTAATAGTAAATCCGACTTCTTCTCGTAATAGGTTCATCTTCGTAATCTGTATCTAGTTTTACGAATCCACCTTGTCTAAATCGCATAAGTGCCTGTGTTGTACTGTCTACTAGGTCGTCATGTTCGCCATTAGGAAAATCGCACAGTTCATCAACAAGTTGTTCAGCCCAGCTGTGTTCTGACACCCACACATACCCACTACTAAAAAGTGGAGTACATGCGTTGACTCTAGCAATTTTATCTTGTCCACGACTTGGCGTGAATGTTTGTACAGGAATACCGATACTGCGTAATTCTTGAGTGAGTGGCATACCACTGGCTTTGCCCTCTATAATTACAGACTCAGGAGTCCACTCTTCATATTGTTCTAATGCTTTCTGCTTTAATTCAGGGAAAGAAAACCTGTCGCGAACTGAGTTAAGTAAAATTATATGTGCTTCATTACCTGGATAGTGCTCATCACCGATGGCTCCTTCGGGATAAAATACTCCCCATGTAGTTATCGCAGAAAAATCTGCTCTTTCAGATTTTAAAAAAGCCGTGTCGTAAGATTGTATAACATAGTCTACTTTTGGTGCATTATCTCTATCCCATATCTTTATCCAATCTCTATTTATTATAGAGGCTCCTTCGCCTGTTGGATTTTGCATGTATTCTGCTGCCCATTTACTTGGAGAGATAGAGGCTTTTATCTTTTGTAGTTCGCTTAGTTTCCAATATTCCTCCCACAAAGATTTACCAGAAGGGAGTATCGCAGGCAGTTCTATAATTTCCCATTGGTCTGCGTCTTGGTCTTCCATCATCTTTTTAACAACTCGACCAGTCAAGTCTCTCTTTGACCAACGAGTCATAACGATTACAATCGCTCCTCCAGGCTGGAGTCTTTGTCTCGGTCCAGTCATGTACCACTCATAGGCATCGTCTAGTGCCGACTGACTCATGGCATCTTGTTCGGAGTGCGGATCGTCGATGATAAATAAGTCTGCTCCTCTACCAGCTAGAGCACCACCGACACCTGCTGCGTAATACTCACCATTTAGTTTGCCGTCTGTTGTTCTTGTTTCCCATCTTCCTGCAGCTTTGCTTTCTGGGTTTAGTTCTACATTCGGGAAGATATCTCTATATTGTCGAGTGTCGATTAAGTCTCTTATCTTTCTACCAAATCTTACTGCTAAGTCGGCAGTGTGTGTTGCTTGTATAATTTTTAGTCCTGGATTTTTACCAACAAGATAAGCTGGGAACAGGTAAGAGGCAAACTCAGACTTTGTATGTCTTGGTGGCATGTTTATAATTAATCTTTTTAAATCGCCTGATGCTATTCGGTCAAAGGCTCTTGACATTATTCGATGATGCTCACCCTCTATGAAGTCTTGCCACATAGATTTGACAAATGGTAAGAAATTAGTCTGTATTGTCTCCTTTTCCTGGAGCTCTGCCAATCGCTCACTCAACTCAAGATGTTCTATCAGGAGTTCTTGAGGAATATTCTTTAGCTGATCGTCATTCATAAAAAATTTGTTGCAAAAAATTTTTGTGGACATGCTTTCCGAACCAACGCACAGTAATTTTATATGCAGTCGTTCTTGCAGGGGGGTCATCAGTCCAGGAGTCAATACCCCTTGGGTTCTTGTAGAAAAGAATCCTAGTCATTCGACTCTTGGTCTTTGTCTTCTCGAACTATGTCAAGAGTTTCTTCAGCCTCGACAGTGTAAGTCGTCCTTGGTAAAATGCCTCCTGACTGTTCGTGAAGTTCTTTTATCCTCTCAATTATTTGTAGCTTTGACATATCGGAAGTTTTATTAACTGTTAACTCCTTGCGATCTACATATAATCCTGATGCTTTTCCTCGATTAATCTCTGCTGTGACAGCAGCACCGAAGGCATTATTTTCTATTGCTTTATCGCGAATGTCCTCTAAATTTTTTAGATGATTGGCAAGAGTCAATGATGCTCGTACTGCTCCTTGGTTCTGTAACTCTTGAATCCTGCGTTTTACCAATGGCTCATGGTTCGCGAGGTATGCTCCTGCTCTCTGTGCATTCTTGTGTGAATATCCAGCAAGGACGGCTGACTCCTTTAAGCTGGTTCCCGATGCTACTGCTTGTGCGAACTTTTCTTGTTTCGGTGTTAGTTTCTTTTCCTTGCGACTTAGTTCCATATATGTTATTCCTCCGTACACACTATATAAGGACGTGGATACGCTGTTGATTGAATCATAATACTAAACTCTTGCTATCGTAAAGGATACGCATGCATTACGCATATTACTCAACAGCTCCAATACTATACCAATAGGTCAAGCCAATACGCTGTATTATCTTCTACAAGAGTCTATTGGCAAGATCCTATTACCCTATTGGCTGTGTTGAAACTTTTGACTAACTCAAAAACAAAAATCCATTCTTCATATATATGGCGATAACCCAATATAAAAATGGCTCCCGAAGGAGCCATTTATCAAAAGGTAAGTTGTTATTCGTAATAAGCTACAAAATCAGCGACAATCTTCTTAGGAAGTTGTGTAAATAAACACTCTATATCGTTGAACTTTTTGGTAATACCTGTAGCATTATCTAGCAAAAAGTATTTAGCAACAGTGGTCTGGTCGTCGAATATTGTAAACTCGTTATTAGCTGTATCGATAGATTGACCCTCAGCAGTATTATGCCAGAATGTTTCTATGGCTAGTTCGATTAATTGATCTTTTGTCATAATTTTCTCCTTTTTTATATATAACATTATTTCATTCTAAGGCATTTTACATAAAAGTAAAGGAGT